GTTATCATAGCCGACTTCTTAGCTGGCCATAAATGGAATATTCCATGTCTTATTTTATCCTCTATATCGTCTATTGTATAGGAATCTTGATGTTTGATAGCTTTTGCTATATATGGCTTACAGCGTTGCCAATGTACTTCCCACTCTTCGGGTTCTTTTTTAATTGGCGTGACTTTATTAATCGCCTTTTCCATACTCAACGATACTCATAATTACACTTAATTTGTTTGCATGAGAAGCTGTGCAATTTATAATTTCTCCTGCTGTTAATATTAAACTTCTCGTTAATAATTCAACTGTATTATGTGCGCCTATATTGTATTGTGACCATAGTGTATGCACCACAGAGTCATCACTTGTCATGGTTAAAGTAAAATCTGTTTGTTGACCGCCATCCTCTGTTACTAAAATTGATTCAATAATTGCAAAGTCAAAATCACCACCGCTAGGTGCTGTATAAATTAAAGTCGCACTTGTTGTTGTTAAATCAACTGTTGCATTAACAGCCCTTTGTATGTACTGTCTTTGTGAGGATAAATCCATTATCTTTTACCTCTATTGCGTACATCTAATCTAATTTTTCCTACTTGAAAGTCTTGTGTGGTACTGCCTGTGACTGTCATTTGTACTTGTCGTGCAGTAAACCTTGCATCGGTGTAACCATCACTTTCAAAAGTAAAACTGCCAAAGTCGGTTTCTGCACCGAGTGGAGTAAATTTACCTTTGAAACTAAGGGTGACACCTGGAAGCGTGTTAGCCTCTTCGTCTGGAATGATTTGATTGCATTGGACATAATTGTCACCATTGCCTATTTCGATAGGCCCAGAGGTCGCATATGGAACAGCAGAGCCTAAATTAGGTGAGTTACCTAATACAGTTGATTCGTGCTGATACACAAACCCAGCGTTATCTGCTGAAGTTGGATAATCAAAGACACCTTGGTCAACCCAACAACCTCTGTCTAGTTCACCAATAGACCAAACATTTTCACCATAGTTCCAAATCACATATTTGTTTGGTGCGTATTGTGATTCACCACTTGGGAATCCCCACCATATTTCATTGAAATTAGAGTTGTGTCCACCCCAACAAGCCTTTCTGCCTGGTACATTGAGTTGATCGTAAACATAATCATGCACTTCGCATGGTATTTCTCTAACAGTACCATCGTAAACAAAGAAAGAGTTTTCACCCATCCATGCTAGGAAGTTACCAGTAGAAACAATGGATCTTCTGCTGACTGCTTTACAGTTAGTTCCAGCATCAGCAATACCATAAACAAAGGGTGATCCTGCATAAAACATTCTGCTGATACCTGTATCACTAAAGATAATAATGTCATTACCAAATGATGCTGCCATGACAGCTCTACCACCTGTAGGGATTTGTAAATCACCTGCGGTGTTAGTAGCTTTAGATGTCCAGTTGGTATTATCTTCTCTGTTTGACCATTGAATCCTTCTTGGATCTCCGCCTGAACCTATGGCAACCAAATGTCTTTCGTTGGTTACAATAATCGCTTGACATCCTGTGGGTGCGTTAGATACGACTGTGGCTATGGTATCGGGTGATCCACCTGCCGAATCTGGTCGCCATTGGTAAATCTTACCATCGCCAGAAAAACAGAAGTTTAAATGTTCACCCCAATTGTCAAAAGAAAAATGACCTGTATCTAAAGGTAAGCCTGATTGTGAACGAGCATCACCATAATCTTCAACATTGTAATGATATGCACCAAAACCAAGAGGGTCGGCACTTGCATCATTAACAAAACCGACTGGTGTGATATCAGTCCAGGTGTTGTCGTATAAAACATAAACCTTTTCTCTTGTACCAACTGCTAATATTGGTTGGCCCAAATTATCGTTATAGGCGTACATCCCAATGGGTGCGCCATCTAGTGCTGTAGCTCTAAGTTTTGTCCAGCCACCTATAGGTTTAAGGTAGCCATTTTCAAAGCGAACTAAATTCCCGTCAACCCAACGACCTTTGTTGCCATAATCAGTTCCGTTCTTGACTATGCCTGCGGGGGGTGTGATTGGGAATAATGCCATTCACTTAGCTGTTGTTGGAAATATATGTATTACCTGTAGCAATTGCATCTGTATAGCTAGACTTATCTGATGAGTCTCCTACTACGTCAGGTGTTTCATCATTTTCATCTGATGGTTCATAAGCCAAGATAAGTTCAAGATGGTCTACATTTCTTTGTACCATCTCGTTGATTTCTTCTTGGGTCATACCTTCAACATTCCAAGTTCCAGCGTTTACTTCGTTAATCAAAGTTACGCTATCGGTTGCTGCTGTTAATACTTGTTCTACTGTTTGCATTTTTATACTCCTATTGTTGTTAGCTTTCTAAAGCTGCTATTCGTGCTTCCAAAGCATCATTTTTTGCTGAAAGTTCTTGTACTGCTTTAATTAAAGGATGAACAAACATTTCTTGTGAAATGCCTTGTATTCCATTGTCTGTTTCATCCCAACCTGCAAAGTCTGTAATGTTATGATTATCCATTGCCTGTTTAACTTCTTGAGCAATCAGACCATACATTTTTTCATCAACTCGCCTTTCGGTTTCATTTGGATTATAGTCTGGCAAACTTGAATCAATATTTGCTCTTGGCTTCCATTTGTAGGTCACAGGTCTTAAGTCATTAATAAAAGCTAAACCACAGTCTGTGTTATCTGCAATTTCTTCTTTATATCTTAAATCTGAAGCCTTAGTCCAAGTAGCGTTTGCATTATATTTATTATAAACCCTGTTTGCTCCACTGCCTTCTCCAAAGGTTGTAAAATAATCTCCAGCAGACAATACACCTGAACCAATTGTAATAGAGTATGATCTTGCACCCCCGCCACCGCCAACAGCACCATTACCTATATAAACATTATTACCACCAGTTGTACTATCTCCTGCACCCGAACCTACTACTGTATTACCATTGCAACTCGTTGCAGATAGACCTGCTGAGTCACCCATAAAAGTATTTCCAATCCCTGTAAGAGACTCTCCAGCTCTATATCCAATGGCTATATTTTGGTAGCCAGTTGACATACTGTAAAGAGCATTTGTACCTATAGCAATATTTGGGTAAAGAGAAGCAGTTAAAGTTTGTAAAGCATTAGACCCAATAGCAATATTTTCACTACCTGTGGTTATGCTATCACCTGCATTTCTGCCAATTCCTATATTTGTATTACCTGTGGTGACTGATTTTAGGCAGTCAATACCAACTGCTACATTGTTAGAGCCTGTGGTGTTTGTTGTTAAAGCATCATATCCCACTGCTGTGTTGTTAGATGCTGTGGTGTTTGCTCGTAAGGCATCTTTACCTACAGCAGTATTGTAGTTTCCAGATGTATTAAGTAGTAAAGCTGATTTACCAACTGCTGTTATAGCATTACCTGTAGTATTGGTTGCTCCTGCAGCATCACCTACCGCAGTATTTGTAGTGCCACCTGTATTAGAACCTAAACTGTTATAACCCACTGCTGTATTTGCTACCGAAGTTGTATTAGCATCTAGTGCGAAAGCACCAACTGCAACATTATAAATTCCAGTGGTGTTTGCTGTTAAAGCACTTGCTCCTACTGCTGTGTTGCCGTCTGCTGTGGTGTTTGCATCTAGAGCTGCATAACCCACTGCTACATTATTATCACCTGTAGTATTAGCATACATAGCAGCACTACCTACAGCAGTATTTTGAAGTCCAACATTATTTGCTGCTAATGTTTGGTCACCACAACCTACATTACTATAACCTGTTGTATTAGCAGTTAATGCTGTCCACCCAAGAGCTGTATTTTGATTGCCTGTGGTATTAGCATCTAAAGCTGTTGCACCTACTGCTACATTTGAAGCACCTGTGGTATTTGCAGCCATAGCTGACGTACCAACTGCTGTATTGTTGCCGCCACTTAAAGAACCACTAGATAAAACAGAATCGCCTAAAGCTACATTACCTATACCAGTTGGATAATTACCATCAAGTTTGATAGTTCCGCCATCTACGGATAAATTACTATTTACAGTTAAAGTAGTAAATGTACCTGCTGCTGGAGTTGTGCCACCAATGACAGAGCTATCAATGACTGCTCCGTCTAAGTTAATTGCTACCGATGTACCAGTAGCACTAAAGATTGCATCTAGGTCATCTAAGTCATTGTTTAACTTAGTTCCCCAGGTATCGGTGGATGCACCAACCTCTGGTTTGGTAAGGTTTAAATTAGTAGTAAATGTATCTGCCATAAAAAAATTCCTTTAAGCTGCGTCTTGTTTGCCTAATGTTGTCCAGTCTGAAGGTGGTACAGATTCTTCTGTCCATGTACCGCTAGGTGCAGTTTGATCTGTCCATGTCTCTGCTGGAACTATAATGTCATTCCATTTTAAACCACCAACAGCAGAAAAACCACTTGTTTGTTGAATGGTTGCTGAACCACGATCAATTTGTCTACCAGTCGCTACAAAATCTGAAACTGCTGGTAAAGTTGCATTTGCGCTGATGGTGAATCGACCTGTAGCAGTCATATCAGAGATAGCTGCTATAGAAGAAACACCACGATCTATTTGTCTGCCTGTGGCCGTCATACCAGATGTTTCTGGTAATGTTGAAGATCCTAATTTAATTAAGACCCCAGCAGATGTCATATCACTGGTTGATGATATGGTTGCAACACCCCTATCAATTTGCGTACCTACTGCACTAAAGTCTGATACCGCAGCAATGGTCGCAACACCTTTATCTATTTGTCTACCTGTTGCAGACATTCCAGATGTCTCAGCTATAGTCGCTGATCCACGATCTATTTGTCGACCTGTAGCTGAACCGCCTGAAACTGCTGATATAACTGATGCACCAAACTTGAGGACTACGCCATCACCAGTAAAGTTTGAAGTTTGTGCAAGGGTGGATGAACCTAATTTAATAACTGTGCTAACAGCATCAAAGTCAGATACACCTGGTATAACAGATGCACCATAGCGTATAACTGATGCTTCAGCAGTAAAGCCTGATGTTTGGGCGGATGTAGCTACACCAAAATGATAAACGGGAGTTCCATAGTCGGACTTCCCGTATGTGTATAACCCGTAGCCTACTGAGGCCATGGTATTAAGCTAATGTGATGTCTAAATCACCAGCATCAAATCTGAATACATCTCCTGTTGATACAGTTTTTGAGGTAGTTAAATCTGCATATGCAAGTAAGTTACCACCAGATGAAGCATCTAAAATACCTACTGCAACCACTGTTCCGTAATCGGCTGTAGCTGTTGGGTATTCGATTGCAGCAGAGTTTGTTGCTGTTGTGGGGGATGTGCCTGAGACAGTAAAAGTTCCAGTTTGTCTTACATAAGAACCACCTGTTACTTCAGTACCACCACCAGTATCGTCAGGTGCTACTGTATACAAAGCAACATACAAAGTTGCAGGTGCTGTATAAGCAGTACCGCCAAATACATGGTCAAGTACCTTGTCTTCTAAATAATCACTAAATCCAGCCATTTTCTATACTCCTAGTTATTACCAAAATAATAAATGTCTTTTCTGCGTTTGCCATATGTTC